CAAAATGGCAACATTAGTATACTGGAAGGCAACAGCGAACACGGGCTATGATATAGACAGTGTGCGGGCACCAACCCGTAAGGCCCTGCTGGCTTTAGTGGCAAACGACACTGGTTTCAGTGCGCCACGCAAAATCACAATCACGTACACCAACGCTTTCGACCTAATGGAACAATGTAAAACCAGTACGGACTAAACACCAACAGGGGCAGCAATGCCCCGCAACCGGAGAATAAAATGGAAAACGTAACTCTGATCCAAATACTGATCACCCTGGTTGTTGTCTGGTACGCAGGCATGGCAATAATCGAAAACAGCAAAAACAAGAAGCCAATGGCTACACGGAGAAAAAAATGATCTCAATGAAAAGTTACACTGTAATTTTGGAAGACGGCACAACCGGTGCCATGTCAACGGTTTTTCTTGATGCTTATGCTTTGATTGGTAAACGCATCACAATCAGAACAAAAGACGAAAACGGCCTGGCTTGCGAAAAGCGAGGCAAGCTGGCTGAAATATTAGAGGAGTGGCACTGATGTACTCAGAAACAGAAGCTGACCTGGCACGGTCAATCAGAAATGAAATTGACTGGGAAGTTTACTGCTCAAACGCCGACAACGGTTTTGGCGGCGACATCACAACCGGCAAAAGATTGCCCACCTTGACCGAGTGGCTCAATCGCAAATAACGCAATCGTCGTCAATGCACATCTGGGCATATGGTGTCAGGTGTGCATCAGTCCCACTTTGGTCAGCCAGGTGGTCAATCAGGTCGTCAATAGTGTCTCTGGCGCGTTCTAAATACGCTGCATCGCCACCCATCTGATACCTGGCGATGGATTTCAGCACTGAATCAATAACCAAATCTTGATCGCTCACTTTATATCCTCCAAAACATTTTCCATCTGTATCAGCAGCTCGGCGTAATGAATAACCTTTTTCAGGTCTTCAATGCCGTTTTTGGTTTTCCAGCGGGTAATGTACTTGACAATATTACCTTCGCAGAACCCCAGGCCGTTTTTGTGGATGTACTCTATTGGTTGAATGGCCATGTCTTTATAATGACTGCCGCCCACTTGCTTATCTAATGCGCTCATGATTTCCCTCTCACAATCGAAATATCACAGGTCGCTCTGGCAACCTCACCGTGGTCCTTGTGCAGCACGATGGCCGTCATGTTGCGCCCTGACCTGTAACCTTGTGCCTGGTGCCAGGCGTCATTGGGTGCCAGGTTGCGAAAGCTCTCCCAGATAACGCCGCCAGACAGCTCGGCTTTGTTCGTCGTATGTATGTGACCTGTGTACCAGTATCGCTGAGTAGTCTCGCCCCAGTCTTTGGCGCGGTCTGCTGCCATAAGGCTGTCAAGGCCAACGCCGCCGCGCTTGATGGTGTCGCCGTGCGTCATGCCAATAAGGTTGCTGCCGAAACGCTCGTAGGTGTGCTTGGCAATGGTTGGCCTGATCTCAACCCTGGGTTCGTCGCGGAACCAGGCCTGCAAGCACAGCGCCAGCATTTGAGACGAATGCTCATCATGGTTGCCAATAAGGTTGTGAACGATCACTTTGCTATGCTTTTTGCGAGCAATGTCGATACAGTCCACCATCGTCAGGATGCCAAGCTGCATTACCCGGCCCCATCGCGTGTGAGTATCGAGCACGTTGCCTGATTTGGTGCGGGACAAAGCATTGTCAGCGTGAAAAAAATCACCCAGGTTGAGGATCATGCAGGTCTCAGCAGGCGGGCTGTTGTCGCTGAGATACTGCATGGCGCCGCATAGGTCGGCTCTGGCAATGTCAACGTCGAAGTCGTGTCCTGATTCCTCCGCCCAGGCGTACATCCCGATGTGCGGGTCGCCTGCCGGAATCACCACCATTAGGTCTGCGTCATTGATTGTTGGCGCTGCAATAGGGACCCATGGCTTAATATCACCAGCAATGGCCGATACAGCATCGCGCAGCATCTGCAACTGGGCTTCTTTGTCTGCTTGTGTCTTGACCCATTGAACTTTGACTTGTCCGTCAGCGCCGTACAACGTGCTGGCACCGCGCAGTATCTGGCCTGGCGCAATCTGGTGAGTCAGATCATACTCTGGACCCCAACCTTGCCGAGCGGCATGACCTTTTACTCGCAAAACGGTCTCATCAACCCACCTGCGATTTGCGCCCAGTGCTTTGGCGGCCTTGTTGTTGCTGCCGTGCTCCATAACGGCTTGGATGATCTCTCTTTGACGATCTGTTGCGCAGTAGTCGAGCAAGTTAGAGTCAATCATCTTCATTGTTCCCATTTTGAAAAGTTAGCCCGACCAGGAAGTGCTGCACTATCTGCATTCTCCCGACCAGCCGTGCTATTGAGTCTTCGTCACTGTAAAAGTAACCCGGCATTTCCAGGGTGTGTTTGTCTTTGTATTCGCTGATGATCATCAGGCCAGATATATCACCGGATGATACATCTGCTATCTTTTGCCTGAGTATTGCAATGATCTCGGCCTTGACTGGGTCCAGGTTTATAACGTTAGACATCTGCCGCCCCGTTCATGGTTTTGTATTTGACGTGCAAATCCTTGAGCTCGTCGATGGTGTGTTTTGCTGGAAAATGTGGGCCTTCGAGCCATTCTACCTGACTTATACCGATTTTCTGTATTAAATTTGCTCGGTAGTTTGTGATGTTGCCTGACAGATGGTTGTTGCATGGCGAACATTGCTTGTGGCAATTCAGCTCGTTGAAGCGTAATTCAGGCGATGAACCGACGGATTTATAATGTCCGGCGTGGTACTGACCAGAGTGATGGCGTTGGCAAGATATGCACGGCAATGCCTTATCGCGAGTTCTAATCCACTTGTTAAATTCGGTTTGTACCTTTTTTATCCAATATGGCCTGTCATTATCTTGTGCCGTTTTTCTCATTGCTCTGGTTTCGGCTTTGTGCTTTTTAGTTTTCATTTGCTGGCCCCAGGCGACCATGCACGAGACCTGATTGCAGGTTTTCTGGAATGATGAGAATTTGCTCTCGTAACTTTCGCCGCATATTTTGCACTTTTTCATTTTGGCTTTATTTTCTGCCATTGATTGTCGGTCCCTTTTTTGCGGTAGTATTCTTTGATTTGTTCTAGCGTCAATTCTCTAACCGGGTGGGTTCTGTTTTTCCATCCTGGGTCCCTGGGGGTGCTCACTTGTCAAGGCCGTATTCTGAAGGGTCTGTCAGCTTGATACCTTTGCCAGTCAGGTGTACGCATACCGCATCGAGGTACTCGGCATGCTGCTTCACGCTCATTGCAGAAGTCACGGGAAACTCAAAAGGCTCAACCATCAATTCTAGCTTTTGCTCGTAACCCATCGGTTTTATCAGTCGGTCGTATTTTTCCCGATATTCTGGGCTGTCTCGCCTCAGGATTGGCACGCCGATGTGCAGCTTGCAATACGCTCGAAATTCGGATGACTTCATGTCTTTCTGTTGTTGAGCCTCCAAAAACCATTTGTATTGCAGCCGGTTCTGATTTGCCGATCTGTCTTTGCACATTGGGCGAATGATTACTTCTGCCGGGCAATCCAACTCCCAGTTAGAGATAAACCGCATCACTCCTTCGCGTTGCTCCTGGTCTCGAATAACGAAGTATATTTCCTCGGCTTTCATTTCCTGGTGCCAATTTTCAGCGTTTTATTCCATTTGCTTCTAACCAGGGCGGTATCTAGCTCAGTTAGTTTGCAGTTGTTTTGATCGTCGTGAACATTATTGATTGCAAACAATCTCTGGTTGACAATCCGGCTTATTTTAAGCGGGCTCAACCCGTATTTTTCTGCCAGCTGCCATTGCCTAACCTTTTTGCCTTCGTATTCTTTTCGGATTTGTTCTGCTGTTTCGAAGTCCATTTATTTGCCTCCACAAATGTTTAGATGATGCTGGGTGTTTCTGAGCGAGTGACAAGCCGGGCAGATCGGAGCCAGGCTGATCATCTGACCAGGCTTGATTTGTCGGGCGTCTTTCAGCAGCGCCTTGAACTCTCCAATCGTCGGCGGGAACGTCGGGTGCCGATCAATTGCCAAGCTCAACGCCGCTTTGACCTGGTCGGCAGTGTATTTTTCCAGCTGCACGTACCAAAGCCGTTTGGCTGGTATCTCGTCCTGGCCTTTCAGAAAGTTCGGATAGGCAACCTTCAGGTAACCGAAAAGATGGTTGATGATGTCTTTGCGATCACCAGTTGCTGTTTGTCGCAAGCTCTCTGGCGCTTCGCGGTTCATTTGTTGCATTGCGTGGGTAGACAGATTTCCAGCCGTTTGCATTTGCATCCTCCACAAGGTCTACAGGGTTATTGCCAGCATCAGCCAGCTTTTTTATTTTGTTGATAAGGGTTTGTATTGCTCGCGGCGTCGATGTCGCTTTGACCCGTTTCCTTGTGGCCATGTATTCAAGCCACAATTCTGGATCAATGCCGAGCTGATATACC